TTATTATTATATATATTGGTTTATCTATACAAGATAGAAAAGAAGATATTGCTAGTTATGATCTACACAGTAAACAAATACATGATTTACAAATACAAATAAATGAATTAAAAGGCTACCACAAAAGTATATAATGTGGTATAATATTGGTATAGAAAGGTGGTTACATGAGTTCAGACAACTTAGTTACGGCAATACAACATATTGCACACGATGCGAAAAAGATAGAAGATGCTTTTATACTACTTGACAGGTATAATGAGCTTCTAGGACACATAGAGAGCTATAGAGATGATATGGCTGACATAATGGTAAATGCACAGGCGTTAGGATTTAAGCCTGCACCATTTAAGAAGCTAGCTAAGTATAGAAAGAATCCCGACATATTAGATGGAGATGCTGCAGAGATAGAAGCTACTCAGGCGTTTTTTGATTATAGGGCAGCGGAATGAAAATATTAGAAGTTATTTTATTTGCTGTTTTAGGTGTTTTGGTGGTTTTGTTTAGCTTCTGGCTAACTGGGTATGCTTTTACGTATTGCGTAAATATATTTTTAGCAATCCCAAAATATTTCACAATTCCAGATAACATTATTATTGGTTGGTTTATTGCTATTTTATTTAGAAAGGTAACAAAATGATTTTAGATAATTTATTAACGGATGCCGCTTTAGTTTATAAAACTAATGACATTATGTACATAACTAATGTTGAGGGTGTTAAAGCTTTATGTCAACGTGTGATTAAAAGCGACTGGGTTCCGATCCAAGAAGCTACTATGGTTGCTAAAGAAGAGGCTAAGTAATGTTAGAGCGTAAACTTATGATGAGGGTATCAATACCTTTAATCGATAAAATAAAAGCAGAAGCTAAAAGAAATTGTAGAACAATGGGCGGTCAGATTGTTTTTATTTTACAAACCTATTTCAACAAAAAAGATGCGTCCTAGGTTTTTAGATGTGAATAAATTAATGGTTACAATAATGTTAATTGTATTGGCTTTATTTGCTGAGTGGATACTATTCACTACGTTAAAGTTAGTATTTGGTTTTAACCTTAGTTATTGGTACGTGTATTTAATAACTACTATAGTGATATTTATTAATAATAAGAAACCGGAAATTAATGCGTAAAACAATATCCGAAAAAATGTGGCTAGATATAAAAACGCAATACCAAACCGGCTCAGGAATTAGAGAATTATCCCGAAAGTATGAGATTGGTGTAAGTACAATTTCTCAGAAAAAAACTAAAGATAATTGGGGTCAGGTTGGGAACGTTAAACTATCTGAGGCTGTAAGCGCCGTACAGGCTTATGAACAGGTGTTCACTGAGGAGCAGTTACCATTAGCAAGAGAGATATTAAAAGAAGAATTATCTCTAAAGGAAATGGTTGGCGAATACATGCAAGAAGCTATTAAATTAAATGTACGTAATATAAAAGCTATTAACAAAATAGTTAATGATGCAGAACGAATTAATTTAACGGCACGCGCTAAGGCTAATATGGTTGATATAGCCGTTATTAACACAGTGGTGAAAGAATCAAATATACCTGATAATAAAGATGAGGTAATAGATATAGATAGCAACCCTATGGAAGCTTATCAACGATTAATAAAAGGGTAGCATGTTACTAACTAACCTAATACAAGAATTGCAGAAGCTAATGATGACTCACGGCGATGCTCAGGTATTGATCGGCGATTATAAATTAATTGAGCATATTGGGCATAAAATAATTGAGAATAATAATATAGAAGAAAGGGTCTACATACTAGAATGAGAGCAGATAAAGCGGTTAAGCAAATAATAGCAAGAGAGTGCAAAGAATTGCAGGAAGTGTTAAATAAAGTGGCATTAGAGGCGTTAGCTCAGGCTGCGGTATTAGCTGATAAAGATGATAATTTAGATGACTTTTATCAATTGTTCTTTGATTTATTAATTGAGTTTGCTAAGGTTAGACAGGCGTATACAATCAAAATGATACGAGAAACTAAATACGCAAAGGATTTAATTAAGTGAGAATAGTAATTGATAATTATCAAATAGAACCAAGTGATGAGTTATTTTGTTTAACTGACTTAGATACTGGTGAGATACTGGCAGATAGAACGCATCTTGATATGGCAATTAAATTAGCAAATAATTATATTGAAAAGGCAAAAAATGATAAAATCAGCGCAAATTAAAAGCGGAGTATTGCACTTAGAATTTAATAATGGGCTTCCACCTATGCAAACACATTTAAACATCACTGATAACGAATTGCGTAATGCTATGCTGATGTTATTGGGTAAGGATGCTAACATTGATCGCGTATTAGATGAGGGAGAGTTAGAAGCTATTAATACGGTAGCTAAAAAGTTAGATGATATACCTGCTCGGGCTATGGAGTTCAGCAAGTTGTCATTTATTAAAAAAGTCAAATTATTATTTAAAAGAGTGTAAAATGGATTTTATCAGATTAGAGAACACGTTATTTGATTTAGAAAAAGTACAATACATTAGAGTTGACAATGAAATGACTTATATTGATATCGGTTTTGATGGTGGTACTTGCACATCTGTAGCTCACATCAATTTGTCAGATTGCATATTTGATATTGAAGCGGTAGAAGATCATTTAGAGAGTAAAGAATTTAATGAGTGTTGCGGTGATGATTATTGCGAGGGCGGTGAAGAAGAAAAAGAAGAAGCTTGTGAGAAAATGCGGCAAGCCATAAGCTTAGCTGATATGCTAACAAGATTATCAGAAATGAAATTAGAGTTAACAATGGCGTCTGAGAAACTTATAAAATAATTGTATCCGCACGGTGGAGACCCCCAGACCAAACCCTTGCGGTTATTACTTCTTTAGAAAACACTAAATTAATGCAAATTGATTATCTTAATCCAGATTATGACGCTATATTTAAAGAGCGATCACGTCGTATTATATGGTTAAGAAATAACCCCAGTGAATTATATGCATTAAAACAATATTATAAATTATTCCCTGCTCAATTTATTATTGATTGGGGTGTGACTTATGACCCTAAGAATATCGAACGTGGATTACCTGCATTAATACCCTTCATCCTATTTAATAAACAAGTTGAATGGGTGGACGAAATAGTAAGCCATTGGCAAACTCAAAGACCTATGTTAACCGAGAAGACTAGGCAAATGGGTATGAGTTGGTTATCAATTGCATTATCATGCACACTATGTATATTCAATCCTGAAATGTCTATAGGTTTTGGTTCGCGAAAAGAAGAGTACGTCGATAAGATTGGCGACCCTAAAACATTATTCCATAAAGCTAGGACATTCCTACAATATATACCTCGTGAGTTTTTAGGCGATTGGGATATATTAAAAAACGCTCCTTATATGCGGATAATGTTTACTAATGGCTCTATAATGACTGGTGAGGCCGGTGACAACATTGGTCGTGGGGCAACTACATCAATGTACTTTGTGGATGAGGCTTCATTCTTAGAAAGACCGAAGTTAATCGATGCTTCATTATCACAAACAACTAATTGCCGAATGGATATATCAACTCCTAATGGAATGGGTAATAGCTTTGCAGAGCGTAGATTTAGCGGTAAGATAGATGTATTTACCTTTCATTGGCGAGATGACCCACGTAAAAATGACGAGTGGTACGATAAGCAAGTTGCCGAATTAGACCCTGTTACGGTTGCTCAAGAGTTAGACATTAATTATAGCGCTTCTGTTGAGGGTGTTGTTATTCCTTCTGCATGGGTGCAATCATCAATTGATGCGCATATTAAATTAGGCTTTGAGGCAACAGGTAGAGTTACGGGTGCGCTTGATGTGGCTGATGAGGGTATAGACATGAATGCGCTAACAATTCGTAAAGGTGTGCTACTGAGTTTTGCTGAATTCTGGAGTGGTGAAAACGGTGATATATTTAAGTCTGTGCAAAAAACTTTTGATTTATGTAGACAAAACTCCTGTAATATGTTACTATATGATGCAGATGGGTTAGGAGCTGGTGTTAGGGGTGATGCAAGAATCATTAATGAACAGCAGCCATCATTACCGATTAATGTTAGTCCTTTCCGTGGTTCTGGTGCAATAGTAGACCCAGAGCGTGAGATGGTAAAAGGTAGAAAGAACAAAGATTATTTTGCAAACGCTAAGGCTCAAGCGTGGTGGTCATTGAGATTAAGATTTCAAGACACTTATAGAGCTGTTGTTGAAGGGGCTGATATTGATAAAGATCGCATTATAAGCATTTCAAGTAATTTAATTAATTTAAACAAGATAATGGCAGAGTTATCACAGCCCACATACAGCGTCAATTTAACTGGTAAGATAGTAATTAACAAAAAACCTGATGGCACTAAGTCGCCTAACTTAGCTGATGCCATCATGATAAATTATGCGCCAACACCTCGTAAGATGGTTATATCGGATGCATTAGCTGCGGAGTTTATAGAAACATGGTAAAACAAAAGGGTATTAACTGGGGTGGTGTCGAACCAATGTTTTTTGATTCGCAACTAGACCCACAATCAAGAAGACAATTCAATAAGATTAAAAGACAAATAGCGGGCGACGCTACATATCAATTAATGAAGCAGCAAGCTATGGATTCTATAGCTATGGATAGCGCATTAAGTCCTAATTTATATTCTAACCAATTGGGTCAATTTTCAAATCTATTTGATAACTACTTCCCGGGTTTTGCATTCCTTGCACAAGTTTCGCAAAATGGAGTTGCGTACTCAATATGTAAAACTATATCACAAGAAATGAATAGAAAAGGCTTTGAGTTTAAATGTGTTGGTGATGATACAGACCAAAAAAGAATACTAGAATTAAAGCAGGCCTGTATAGATTATAAAGTTAGTGAAGCCTTAGAGTGGGCTTGCTGGCTAGTAACTGCGATGGGTGGCTGTAAGATTGCACCTAAATTAAAAGGTGATGAAGACGAGCAGGACTCAGAGTTATATATAGATGACATTAAAATCGGTAAAGGTGATTTAGAGTACTTTAAAGTAATAGATCCTAACTGGTACGTAGCTATTCAATACAACACTATAAACCCGCGTGATGAATGGTTTTATAAACCACAGGCCTATACTGTACTTGGTCATATTACGCATGCAAGTAGACTATTCAAGATGGGTTATCAACAAGCCCCTGACATTTTAAAACCTACTTATCTATTTAATGATATTGGTATATTGCAGCAATCATTGCCATATATATCGCGTTTTGAAGAGCAAGTGGCAGCAGTAACGCAAATTGTTAAACGTTATAATGTAAGTGTTCTTAAAACTAACATGGAAGCTATTATCGATGATTCTACTATAAGCGCAGGAATGAATGGCGCTGCTAATATGAAGAATCGTGTAAACATTTTTAATGCTGGACGTAATAACTTAGGTACGTTTGTTATTGATAAAGAAAGTGAAGACTTTGCTCAAATATCAATGCAGTTAGCTGGACTAAAAGAATTATTAGATCAAGCTGGCGAGTATATGTCAATTGTATCTAAGATTCCAGTTACTAAATTATTGGGTATATCTCCCGGCGGGATGAACGCTACTGGTGAAGCTGATATGCGCAACTTCTACGACATGATCAGATCAATGCAAGAGATCGTTATTAGGCCAGCATTAACCGAAATGATTCATGTTATGATGCTTAGTTTATGGGGTGAGATTGATGATACGATTGTCTTTGAATTCTGCAAATTAGAAGAAACAAATCCAGTTGAGGATTCACAAATTAGATTGAATGATTCTCAAACTGCAGCGAATTATATTAACGCTGGTGTATTATCACCTGCTGAGGTTAGAGCTAAAATAGCTAATGAGCAAGGTTCAAACTATAATGAAATTGATATCGATGATTATGATCTAAGCGAAGAAATGGCAGAGAAAGTAACGGCATTGCCAAAAGCTAAAACTGACAATCCTGACATAGATCCAAGTGCTGAAACCAATGTAGAGCAAATCCAAGGTAATGGCAAAACAAATAATAAGGCTTAAGCCTGTAAAGCCACATTATGCAATAGGGCTAAACTATCGTAAAGCCCTAGCTAAACTTACACGCATGATGATGAAAGATATTAGCTTAGCGGTATTAGAAGCTTACAATCACCATGAAGAAGAGATCACTAATATAGTTGGCGATGCTACTCCAGTTGATTTTGTGGCTGAGGTAATTAATCGCAAATTCAAATGGTGGCAAGAATTTTTCAATACTAAAGCAACTAATATAGCTCAAATCTTTATTGGTCATGCTGAAAAAAATACAATGATGCAACTTAAAGATTCGATAAGTGATGCTCCTGTAGATGTAGTAAAAGAGCTAACGGTTAAATTTGATCAACGTAGCCAAAGAATGTTATTAGCAAATCAATCATTAATTAAAGAAAATGTCGATTTAATAACATCAATTCCAGCTGATACTAAAATCAAGATACAGAGCGCTGTTAATTTAGCAATGCAGCGCGGTAGAGATAAAGCATACCTAAAAGAACAATTAAAAGATTTAGGCATTAAACAATCTAACCGAGTGGAATTAATAGCTAGAGATCAAATCAACAAAGCCACTAGTGTATTAAATGCATCCAAACAATCGGACTTAGGTATTAAAAAGAACGAATGGAAGCATAGCACAGCGGGCAAAACACCAAGACAATCACACATTCGTGCTAATGGAAAAATCTACGATATTGAAAAAGGCTGCTATATAGATGGGGAATATATATATCCTGGTCAATTAATTAATTGTAGATGCTACTCCACGCCAATACTAGAGTTAGACCTATAAGAAGCACCAATATTACACCATAGTGCCGTATAAAGCTGGCAGTATTTTTAATCAAACTATTGACATTTTTAAATTCATACGGTACTATATAAAGATGAATCCAATAATCACAGACAGTAAAGCCGTATTTAAAGTCAAGCAGGGTAATCGCTCGTTTGATGATAATGGCTATCTATGTATAAACAACTGTGTATTAACTGCTGCAGAAGTAAATGATTACTTGGGTAAAGAAATATCAGGATGGCAACAATTATCGTTAGACCCTAATAAAGCTTATGGGATTTATCGCCCACTAGAAGAGTTGCAAAAGTCCGTAGATACTTATAACTTAATACCTTTAACGGATAATCATATAGCTATATCACCAGAAAAGCCAGCAAGAGAAAAATGGTTTGGTTCTGCGGGTGAGTCTTCAAGAATAGAGGGCAATGAGCTATTGAATACAGTTAAGGTATGGGTAGGAAAAGCAATACAAGAAATACAAGCCGCAGACAATAACCCTGAGCAAGGCCGTAAAGACCTATCATGTGGATATGGTTATGACTTAGTTCAAGAGGTTGGGGAATTTAACGGCAAACAATACCAATTTAAAATGGTAAACATTAAGGCGAATCATGTTGCTTTAGTGGATGATGGTAGGGTGTCTACTGCAATGATTGCAGATAGCGCAAGTATTAATAATCAAGGAGTTAAAAAAATGGGATTTTCAATCGCCAAATTATTAGGCCGCTTTCTAGCTAATGATAAAAAAATGTTATTAGATGCAGCTGAAAAAGAAGAAGCTGAAAAAGGCTTAAAAGATGAGATCAAAGCATTGGCTAAAGATATCGGTATGGCAGTTGGTGGCGGATCTGATCCAGAAGCTAACGAGAACGAGCAAATCAAAAAACTAACACAAGCTGTTATGACTTTGCACGCTATTCAAAGTGCTGAAGGTGATGACGCAGAGCCTGAAGAAAAAGATTGCAACGATGTAGACCCAGAAGTTAAAGCAAGTAGTTATTCTGAAAAAGACAAAGACGCTAAGGATGTCGAAAAAGACGCAGAAGACGATGAAGATGATTCTGAGGCTGAAGACGATGAGAAAGACGAAAAAGAAAAAGAGAAGGCGATGGACGCTGCTATTTCTAAAGCTGTGGTTGCTCATATGTCACGTCATAATAAAGTTATTGGCTTATGTCAAAATGCTATTGGTAAATTATCTAGTGACATTCTTATGGATGCTGACACTGATTCTTTAGCAAGTAAAGTATTAAAAATTAAAGGTGTAGCGTGTGATTCAAGAACGCTAGCCGAAAAGATTGTGATGCTTGAAACTCTTAATCAAACAAGAGTGAAGCCACAAGTTGCAGCTGATAAAAAAGCAGTTGCGAGTGCTGTAACTTATAAATCAAACGTTATTAGGAGATAAATAAATGGCTAAATCAGGCTTTCAAAGCACGGTTACAAATCCTAATGTTGCATATGCTGGCGATTATGTCGGTGCTAAAAGTGCAATGTCTGGGTTAGTAATTCTAGGTAAAATTTCATCAGGCGCGGTTGCGGTTAGTTCTTTCGTTTGGTCGATTGCTAATACTGACACTGTTGTTCAAGTTAAAGGCGCAAATACAATTATTGCTGGGTTTGTTGCTCGTTCACAATCTACCCCATTCGCATCAAGTGCGTTTGAGGACGGTAATTCATTGTCAATTAAAGATAAGTCTTTAGTTGAAATAGTTGCTAAAGGTACAATGTATACAACAGCAACCTCTTTAAATGGTGGTGGTTTATTTAATATCGGCGATTCTGTATATTCCGATGTAAATGGCCTAGTTACTGTGTCTACGCTTAACCCCGGTCTTGGATACACTGATACCGGATTCAAGGTGATTGCTACAAGCATATTTAATGCTACAGGTAATTTAATCGCTATATCAAACGTACGTAGCGCATAAGGAGAATAATATGCTAGATATGTCACAAATCGCATTAGATGCGAACATTGCTAACTATGATGCACAACGTGCTGATGTAGAACTTTTAACACGTAGAAATGAATATCAATCTATTTCTGGTGAAGGCTTCGGAATGAAGTTCGGATCTGAATTTGTTGGTAGCGAACATGTTGCAATTGCAAATGATTCTCGCGAATTACATGCATACGCTAAACAAATGGCTTTAGATGCTGAAACATTCAATATCTCTAGTAATGGTGTGTTACCTTGGTACACGACTGTATTTACTAACAAAATGATCGAGCAGTTATTCCAAACTACTCCTTATACTGTTGTATCTACTCCATTCCAACAAGGTCAATTCGGTTCTACTAATGTAATGATTCCTGTAATCGCTCCAGCTGGTGTGTCTAAGCCTTACGATGATTTCAGTACACAAGGTGATTCATCTATTAACGTTACTTGGGTTAATCGTCCATTAGTAACTTTAGAGCAAACATTATCATACGGTGATTTAGCTACTGCTCAAATGTCTTTAGCGAAAATTGATTTCGTGGCTAAGATGCGTGAAGGCGTTGCTAAAATTATCGCTTTAGATATGAACAAGATTTTCTTCAATGGTTATGCTATCGCAGGTATCGAAGGGTTAATTAATAACTCTGGTCTACGTGCTACGATTGCATTCCCTAATGGGGCTTCTGGTTCACCTTTATGGTTAAACAAAACGTATCTAGAAATTAGTGACGATATTCGTTCATTGTATGCAGATTGTGCATCTAATGGCGGCGGTCAAATTGATTTCACTGCTAAAGCTTTCTTATTGATTCCACCTACAGTATATGCTTACTTAACTAAGCAAAATACATTAGGTACTCAATCAGTTATGGAATACTTGAGCCGTACGTTCACAGGTCTTGAAATTGTACAAGTACAAAATTATCAAGGTACTGGTTCGCCAATTGGTTCTGTATTGCCTAACTACTGTCAACTTGTATTCAAAGAAGTTGGTGGACAAGATTGCGTGCTTAATACTTTTGCAACTCCTTACAACTCTCATGGTGTATTGCGTCAATTGTCTAGCTATGCAGAAAAAATCAGTTACGTACCCGGCGGTGCTATTGTAGCTATGCCAATCGGTGTTGCAACTGGTTCAGGTTTATAATTTTTTAAGGAGACCCCCGAATGTCTAAAATTAAAGTTGGTAGTGATCTACCTGTATCAAAAGCTTACAATATCAATTCTTATGCACTTGACGAAAAAGGCAATAGAAATTGGCAAGGTGTAGAGCGCTCTATAATTATTGATGGTCAAGATACTTTACGCCGTAATGGTGCAGGTATTACCATTCTAGAAGACACTGTTGTAATAACAGAAATAGAGCAAGCAGATTGGGATTTTATTCAAAGTGAATATAGCACCTGTCCGCATATAAAACAAAAGCGTATTATTACCGGTAAAAATGAAACGGAAATTATCGCAACATTAAAAGCAACGCATTTTGCTGATACAGCTGCATTGGCTAAAGTATCAAATAGCGGAGCGAAACCAATTAAAAACCCAATGATGTAAGGAAATAAATATGTCACTTATTAAATTGAAGAGTATAAAGAATGAGGCACTATCATTCGATTTCGGGGGTCGTCGTTTGATAGTAGAACCTCATGCAATAATCGAATTAGATCAAGATGATTTTAGAGAGCTATGCAAAGCTCATAACATTTCATCATATATGACTGAAATAGTGGCCGAAGTAGAAGCTGTAGAGGCTGTTATTGAGGCAACTGAAGTAGAAGCTCCTAAAAAGAAAAAAGCAGCTAAATAATGAATGTCTTTGTACCAGCAACTTTTAAAACTGATTACCCTCAGTTTAATACTTTATCAGACCCATATTTAACTAATGTGTTTAATAATGAAGCGGTTGTACTTGGTCGCAAAGGAATATCGTTATTTGATGATGCAGGAAAGCAATTGTATTGGGCTGAGGTAGTATTAGCTCATATACTTACGATAAGTGGTAACGGGGTGGGTTCTGGTGCAACTGGTAGAATAGCACAAGCGGTAGAAGGCAGCGTGCAAGGCCAGTTCGAAAATATGGGTACTATCGGTAGTGCTTGGTGGGATTTAACTCCATACGGACAAAAGTATTGGCAGCTTATCAAGACGCGCGGTGGTGCTACATATTTTAGTTTTGATGAAAATAATCTAGTGTTATGACTGTAAATGTAACAGGTGGCGACAAGTTAAAAGACTTCTTCAAGAAGCTTAAAAACAAAAGCGTTACTTTAAAGGTTGGATTCTTAAATGAAAAAGAAGCAACTGTTGCAGCAGCAAATGAATACGGAGACCCATCAAAGAATAGACCACCTCGGCCATTTATGCAGAGAACGATTACCAAGAACAAAGGTAAGTGGTCAGCGCAATTTGCAGCGATAGCAAAACAGAATGATTACGACATTACTAAGTCGGTTGGTACGATGGGCGAACTTATCAAGGGTCAAATTAAAGACACGATAACGGCTGGTGGATTTGCTGAATTAAAGCAGGCTACGATAGATCGTAAAGGGTTTAGTAATCAATTAGTAGATACTGGCTCAATGCGTGATTCGGTTGATTATGAAATAGTGGAGAAATAAAATGGGCGGATTAAATTTAGAGTTAATGATTAAGCCCATTATAAACACTATCGTGAATAGGAAGCCCGTGCAATTATATATATATACAGGGCAGACGGTGGGAGCGAATGGGGTGGTGGCGAGGAATTATGCGGCTGTGATTAATACAACGGCTCAGGTTCAACATGCAACCCCAAGAATGCTAGAACATATAAACAACATCGATATTACAAAAATTTATAAAGACTTTAGAATCCAAAGCTCGACATTAACGGGGCTAAATAGAAATATAAATGACTCAGGGGATTTTATCATCATGAATAGTTTATATTATAAGATTGTGGGATTCCCAGAAAATTTTGATACAGGTTGGGTTTGGGTTATAGGGTGCGAAAGCCCGGGAGTGGACTTTTAAGTGTTACCTATTCCAGATTATTTTACAGGTATAAAAGCCATGGTGATTAACATGGGTATACCAACGTATTTAAATAGTAATGTATTTATAGCATTTCAAAATAGTGTTGAATACCCAAGAGATAATGTTTTTGTGGTCATTACACAACTAGATGTAACATCAATGAGCCTTATACCATCAAATCAATACGATAGTACGGGCGAAATAGAAAACATTGTACAGCTTGACTCTACTATGTTTCAAGTGGATTTTTATGGCGTAGGCGCTGATACTGGCGCGAATAAGTTACGGCTTTTACTACAAAGCGCAAACGGCTCAAACTTTTTGAATACTACATATAATTGTAATGTTCACGAAGTCGGGGAATTATTGAATTTGACCGGCGTATTGGATCGTGAGAATTACACGAAAAGGTATGCTGTTAGATTCTCATTATTTGGTAACAACTCATTAACAATCGGTAGTTTAGGGTTTTCTTCTGATAGTCCTATACTACGTTTAGCGGAGATACAAACATGACAAACATAAGCATTAGTAAATTGATACCAATAACAAGCAGCACCGTAAATGGTAGCTTCACTGGTGTTGAATTATCTGGGATGTTCTTAACAACAAGTAATTTATTACCTATTAATACAACTAGCATCGCTACATCATTCTCAACGCTTGAGGCTGTTGGTAATTACTTTGGTACTGGTAGTTCTGAGTATTCAATGGCATCAAATTACTTTAATAGCTATATTAACTCAATTAAAGGCGCAAGCAAATTGTTCTTTGGTCGTAGAGTTACTGCAGCAGCATCGGCATTTATTCGTAGTGGTACTACTCCAGTATTATCAACTATTCAAGCAATCGTTGCAGGTGCAATAACATTTAACTTTAATGGTGGGACTCAAGTATTAGCAGCGTTAAATTTCTCAACTGATACTAGCTTCTCGTTAGTAGCAACAAGAATTCAAACAGCTTTGCAAGTTTCTATTCCAACCGCTACAGTTACATATAACTCTAACTTAAAAGCATTTATTGCGAGTGATGGTTTAGTTACAGGTACATCGACAATTACAGCATCAGCAGTAACTACATTATCAACAGCTTTAGGGTTTACAACGGCAACTGCTGCGGTATTAAGCCAAGGTTCGCCGATTCTAACAGTAGCTGCAAATATGACTTTAATTACTGCAGTAACTAAAAATTGGGCTGGGTTATCAACTGTATACGATGCTGCTAGTACAGCTCCATACACTGAAGCGTTAGCAATATCGTCTTGGGTTAATGATCAAAACAATATGTATGGTTATATTTGCTGGTCGCAAGAAGCTGCATTATTAGTATTGAATAACATCGCTGCTACTATTATGGGTCAATTAACAACTCTTAATTATGCAAACACTTTTGTTATATACGGTACTAATGCTCATGCTGGGTTCATTGCTGGTATTGGTGCAAGTATTGATTATAGAGCTTTAAATGGTACTATTTCTTTTGCTGGTAAAATGCAAAGCGGATTAGCTGCAAGTGCTGACACTGACGCTGAATACGATGCATTAACTTCAAACAATGTAAATTACTACGGTGCTTTTGCAGCTCGTGCAAGTACTTATACATTTTCTGAAACTGGTCAAATGCTAGGTCAATTTAAATGGTTAGATAATTTATACAATCAAATTTGGTTAGCTGATGCAGTGCAAAATACTGTAGCTACTCTATTCCAAAATGTTGGTAAATTACCTAATAACATTAATGGATACCAAACGTTAAAATCAGCATTGAATACAGCTATGCAAAGTTCTGTTAAAAATGGTGTTTCTCAAACTGGTAATACGTTTGATGCAACGACTAAAAACATATTGCAAAATCAAGCTGGTTACGACATTACTCCATTATTAACGTCTCGTGGTTATGTGATTCAAATTGTGCCTGTTACATCAGCACAAAGAGCAGCAAGAACGCCACCAGTAACTAATATTTGGTACACAAATGGCGGCTCAATTAATAACCTTCCAATAAATGTGACGTACGTATTTTAACAACTTTTAAGGAGATATAACATGGCTGGAGTTTTAGCTTTACAAGCAACGTCCAAGAATTCCATTATGACCTTTACATGTCCTGGTGTGCTAGTTGCACCAGTAATTGTAACGGCAGCAGGTATTGAGGATTGGTTCGCAGTAGAAGACGCGGAAGCGGCAATTGTAGAAATCGGTACAGATGGCGTTATTACAGGTCATTCTAAGCCAACTATAGTTGAAGGTACAATAACATTACAACCTATGTCACCAGCTTTAGAAGCTTTTAGAACAGTTGCAAAATTACAAGAAGAAACCGGAGCAATTGCATATGGTACTTTAACTGTAGTTAACCCGACTGGTCTTTGGACTATTCAGTATGAAAACTTTGTTGTAACTACTGCATTTAAAGGGTTCGAATTAGCTGTTAAAGTTAAAGATGTTCCAATTAAATTCAAAGCGCAAATACCTGATTCAACTGTATTAGGTGATGCATTATCTATCGGCTTAGGTGCTGCTGGATTGGCTTCAAGCTTACTATAATTTTAAGAAAGACCCCCGATGAATGATGTTAAAAGTATAAACCTGTTAGATGCAGGTATTGAAAAGCCTTTCGTTATAAGAAAAATGAAAGCAATGGAATTGTTCAAATATACCAATAAGGTAGTTAGTACAATTGCAGCAACAGAAAAAATCAAGCCTGAAATGATTCGGGACTTGCTAAACGGTGCTATGAAAACTGGTATTAGTTCAGGTAAGACAACTGATGAGGATGTGCAAACTGCATTCGCTGAGGGTGGAATTATGCTAGCCTTTGATGTAGTAATGAATGTATTTAGCGGCTTAACTGATGAAAAACAAATAGAGTTATTAGAGCCTTTGATTGGTTGCGTTACATTTTTGAATCCTACACCGATGCAATTAACTACAGACCTATTATCAGACTACACAATAGATAATTATGTAAAAGACTTTTTAAATATCTATAAACTAGCGTATGCTGTTTTGGAGTTTAATGTAGGTCATTTTTTTCCGAAGGCGGAGAAAACAAGTTCATAGAGAATGTTTATAAAAAAGACCCCAGCGATGGGGTTGTAAACTACGACTTGCCGCCTATATTTGGAATGTTAATTAGTCGTAAATTAGCGACTTTAAAAGAGATAAAAGAATACTACACGTACGATGACTGTATAGCAATGCAGGATATTATCTTGACAGACGCATATAATCAGCGTATAATACAAAATCAAATAGACAAGAAGGCTAAAAATGGCAACAGTAGATAAGCTATTAATTGAGTTAGCACTAGACAATAAAAAACTTGTTTCATCATTACAACAATCACAGGTAAGTATTCAACGCTTTGCTAATAGCGCTAGGGGTATCCTAACGAACGTAGCTGAGGCGTTAGCTGCTTTGGGTATTGCTGACTTTGCCAAAGACCTTACAACTAGCTTTGCGTCCATGGGAGTAGCTTTAACCAATGGAAGTAAAGACACTGGTACATCTATCGGAAAACTTCAAGACTGGGAGCAAGCAGCTAAGCGCGTAGGAGGTACAGCTCAAGGCGTTCAAACCTCTATGGCTAATTTCTATTCTAAGATGAACCAAGCTCGATTAAAAGGCGATGGCGGGTTAATGTCTGGGCTATTGCAACATTTAGGTGTAAGCGCTACAGACAAAAATGGCAATCTAAGAAAAACAAATGATATTATGCTCGACTTGGCAGACTCATTTAAGAAGATGCCACAAAACGACAGATACGCAATAGGGAATCAGTTAGGGTTAGACAATAGAACTATCGATTTAATGTCTGAAGGTAAAGTTCAGTTGTCAGCATTACTCACGCAAATGAGTAAACACCGCGTAATGACGGATGAACAAGCTAAAAAAGCAATGATATTAAATGCTCAAATAGCGGATATGAACCAAAGATGGGAGCAGTCTAAAACTGTATTGGGTGAAAAATTAATGCCTGTTGCGATAGATTTAATTAATAAATTTATAATCCCAGCTATTAATTTTATACCTAAACTAATAAAAGGCTTTGACGACTTCTCGCATACGATGGGTATGTCTGGCACGCACATGGGTGAGCTGATTATTGCATTAATGGCATTCACGAAAATAGCGGGAATGATCAGAGGTATAGCGTTAGCTTTCGGTATATTAGATGCCGCTGCATTGCCAGTACTTGCGCCAATTGCTGCGATTGCAGCAGCTTTAGGAGCTGTAGCCTTAGCCTACGAAGCAATTAAAAATCCAGCTCAAACTAAAAAGTTTTTTATGGGCGCATTGCATGGAGCTGAAAGAGTAGGTAAGCCTGTTAACGACTATATGAATAAGCATTTTCCCGGTATGGGCATAAACAACATAGCCGGAAATCTGTCGAAAGTCTTGGGGTTAGGCCCATTAGCAACCGCACAAATGATGCAAGAATCTAGCGGAGTTAATCAAATAGGATATAAATATCAAACTCAAAACGGCCACCTAGTTAGAAATATGTTTGGCCAAGCACAATTTGCCAAAGATGCACAGGGGAATAAAATACCTGAAGCTTACGGTAGATTCCAAGTTAAACCATCATCGGCTAGCGCTGCGATGGGTAGAAATATAACAGGTGCTCAAATATTGGCCAGCCCCACACTACAAAAACAAATCTATGATAAGATGTGGGCTCAGTCAATGAAAGCATCAGGTGGAGACGTTAAGGGTGCATTAGCTTACTATAATGGTGGAGCTAGTGATTTAGCTTATTATAAAAAAACGGGTCAAACTAAAAACCAATATGGGGAAATGATTACAGCTGAAGCAGCTCAATTACAAGCAAATCAAATGATGGCAAAAAACACTCAAAAAGATATTGCTCCTCAAGCAAATCAAATAAAATCTCAACAGCTTATGGCAAGGAATGCAATGCCTAAAACAACCAGCGCCATGTCTTCAGTTGCTAATACAAATACTAACAATAATAAGAGCATTCACGTTGCTAACATGCATGTGCATGACGTACAAAGTCCGCATGAGTTCGCTAATAATTTAATGGATATGGGCGCAGGCCACGATTCTTGGGCATTTAGTCATGGGAGGTTAGTATGAGTTTTTTCGGTAGTTTATTTGGTGGCCCTGATGCACAAACGCAATTTTCATTATATGCTGCGGATGATAAAACAAACACAAGCCCAATAATAACGTTTGATAGTTTGATGACAATCAGCTATACTAATCAAGTTAATATTGCATATGAGCCATTAGAGAAAGGTTCTTTTTCAAGTGATTCATTACAAGGAACTCCGTTTAATTTATCGGTAGTCGGTAAGGTAGCGCCTGCGTTAAGTTTAACTATTCGTAGCAATGTGGATATGCGGAATCAAATCAATAAAACAATTCAAGCATTAAAAACATATTTAGAAAATACAACGATATTAAAGATTATTAATGCTAGGCCTTTATTTGATGAATTTCCATCTATTAAAATAACATCATTTAATTATAACTTAACGCCTGATATGACAGTGCTAAAATGTTTTATGACATTCCAAGAGATAAGACAAACAACTACTCAAGATGTTAAATTGCCACAAAGCCAAGTATCAGAGCCAACGAATTCAAGCGTCATAGATAATGGGCAACAATCTGCGAAGGTAACTACACCATGATAGCACAAATACCATTGCAAGCTATACCAAACCAAAGAATAACAACAATAGTTAATCAACAACGAATAACGTTGGACATAGTAACTAAAGGTGACAGAGGAATATATGCAGATATATACCTAGGGGCTAATTTAATGATGGCTGGGGCTAGATGTAATAATTTAACATCCTTCCTTCAATACCCTACGGATGTTATTGGATACCTTTATTTTGAAACAGTTGATTATTGTGACCCTAGCTATGTAGATTTTGGAACTAAATGTTTTTTATACTATGCTGATTTTGATGTAATAACTCAAAAGTATAATACTTGGAAAGCTATAAATGGCTGATTTAGGTACTCGTTATATTGTCGTTAAGCTTATCTTTGATGGAAGTGTGCAGCCTAATAGCGTACCCGGTCAATCAAATGAGTTTGAAGATGGCAGTAATGTAAAAATAATAAAAGCTCAGAGTGATAAGAATTCATTATCTGTTAATGCTAATATCGGTATTCAAGGTGGATTGCAACCATCAACGGCAAGCATAGTAATCAAAGGATTAAAAGATGATGACATCCATGCTTTTAGTAGAATAACCACAACAAGCGGGTTATTCTTATTTCAAAACTGGGTGGAATTTTATGCCGGGTATGCTGTTGATGCCAATGGAATGCCTCCATTAGTGTACCGTGGCCAAGTAATATTTGCAGGTGGTGATTTTAATGATAAGAGTAGGCCGTTCAGAATTTATTCTCAACAAGTGGCTTTTCAGCAAAATACATTAGCTGCACCTATTAACCCTAAAGGCGTTGTACAGATTAATACAATCTACCAACAGCTAGCTATATCTCTTGGGCTGTCTTATCAAACATCCGACGAAGCTACACTGAACAAGGTACAAGGCTCAGTAAAAAACCCAGTATTAACCGGAAGCCCTATTGAACAATTACATCAATTATCCGATGACTACGGTTATCAATTTAAAATATATAATGGTCAATTGCTAGTTGCTAAAATTGGCCATCCTTTTACATATAATCAACGGCCAGCGGAATTAAGCGAAATAACCCCAAATGGAAATACAACAACCCCAGCTAATGCAAATACCTTAACGGTAAACATGTCTAATGGCATGCTTGGATATCCGACAGTTAGCCAGTATGGCATAACAGTTAGAACAAGGTTTAATCCAAGTATAACATTTGGTATACAAATTGAAGTACAGTCTGATTTAAAATTAGCTAATGGGGTTTGGTATGTAAATGGAATGACTCACTTACTTCAAAACCAAGAGTCTAAATTTGAAACAATATTAACACTTAATAAAACATCTATTTTCTTGAGTAATTAAAATGGCCACTAAAAGCACCGCAACTACGTTAACCCAAAATGATATAAACAATAAAACTAACGCATTAAATTATGCGATTAATTCTAAGCTGATGAATGTTAATACAGTCTTGCCTTGTCGTATATATGCAATTAGTGGAATACGTTACGACATAACTCCGATTATAAACGTTCTAGACGCAAGAGGGCAGCCACATATCAATCCAAATGTACACGATGTGCCAGCAATGCAAATCGTTGGAGGCAATGCAGGGATTATTATTGAATATCAGGTCGGCGATATTGTCTGCGTGGGATTTAGCCAAAGGGATATATCTAACATAAAATACTCATGGACTACGCAAAATCCAGCAAGCTATCGCAAGCATGCAATTGCTGACGCTATTATATTGGGTAAATTATCAAATACAACCCCAACAATAAACATTAAGATAACCGCAGCAGGCATCGAAATAAATGCACCTAGTTTACCTGTAACGGTTAATGCACAAACTGTTACAGTGGCAGCTACTACGGTAAACGTTAATTCTAACAGTGTTAATTTAGGAGGTGCTGGCGGTACTGGGGTATTAAATAGTCAGGCTATTATAACAGCACCACCCGGTGGCGGAGTGTGCTCCATTACTAATTTCTCAACAAAAGTTAAAGCTATATTGTAAAATATATTTGCTTTTTTTAAAATAATCTGCTACTATATAAAGAAGGTTTAAGGGGTTAACATGTCAGGCTTTGCAGTCACTTTAATAACATCAGCAACGAATGGATTTAATGACTGGTATATAGACGCTGGCGGTAATTTAGTTACTACCTCAGGGGTTGAAGGGTTTACGCAATCAATTCGCTCTAGTGTATGGCTATGGTTAGGTGAGTATGAATATAATACCACTTTAGGTGTACCGTATAAAGCAATTCTTGACAATCCTCACACGACACAACCATATGTTGAACAACAAATAAAAGTAGCTATAATGTTAGCTGATTCATATTTAACGGATAATCAGCGGAAAGCATATGGCGTAAAAACAATTAATCAAATGACATTCGGATTTAATAAAGTTAAAAGAGCGCTAACCGTATCAATAACAATTATATTAAATAATGATAAAACTATAGTGGTGGAGACTTAACATGCCAATGACTCCTACAGGTTATAGCCCTGTTACAGCAAGTCAATCTTTAACAGATATACAGAATGTATTTAAGACTGTTTTTGGTGCTGGATTTAATGTAACCCCTACTACTGTAAATGGTGTATTAATTCAAGAGCTAACTAATCAGGTAGTAGCTGTAGAGAATGCAAAGACACTACTGTATAGCGGGTTGTATAACCCTAATGTAGCAGCTGGGGTTTTTCTTGATTCAATTGGGAAATTAACCAATACAAATAGAAAGGCAGCAACATCTAGTGCGGTTTTTTGTACCATTACAGGCTTACCGGGGGTAGTAATACCATTGGGTAGCCAAATATTAAATACCAATGGTGATATATTTTTAAGTGCTGCAATTAACACAATCCCGCCGGGGGGTACAACCACCGCATTATTTACAAGTCAAGTAGCGGGCCCGATAGCATGCTCAGCTGGCACGGTAAACAGGATTGTACAGCAATTGACTGGCTGGGACACTGTAACTAATGCTTTAGATGGTGTTATTGGTAAAGTAAAACAAACCGACACCGAATATAGATATACTCGAATATTAAGTTTAGCTACTAATTCTACTGGGTGGCTAGAAGCTATTAATGCAGCATGCCAAGCAAATACTAATATTTCAGATTTTTATGTGGTAGAGAATTTCTCTTCAGTGAGCCAAGTTATACAAGGTGTTACAGTAGCTGCTAATAGTTGCTGTTTATCTGTATACGGTGGAACAGATCAAGAGGCTGCTAAAATATTATATGATAAAAAATCTGGTGGGTGTGGCATGTCAGGTAATACAACCGCTACTTATGTCGATACAACATTTACATGGGTTTCATTTCCTGCGAGGTTTCAAAGGGCAGTAGCTGCACCGATACAGGTTAACGTAGTGTTAAGTAGCGCATTTACATACCCAAGTGATATAGTGGCACAAATACAAGCAGCATTAGTTGAAAACTTCTACGGTCGCGTAGATAATGTATCACGCGTGCGCATGGGTGTGGATTTCTTTGTAAGTAGATTTTACCCAACATTGAGCAGAATAAATGTTAATACAACAACAAGTATAACGATGGGTTTAGTTGGTGGGCCATATACAACTTCAGTAACGTTACCTATAACCCAAGCTCCAACATTAATTGCGGCTAATGTGGTGGTGACAATTGTATGACTGTATACGCAGAGTATTCTAACGCTACTAATGTTAATAATTTTATTAGCACTATAAAGCCGTATTTAACAATGGACGTTGAAGAATTTAGAACTAATTATTTTGATCTATATACTTGCAATGCTCAAGGTTTAGACAATTGGGGCAGAATATTAGATATTAGTCGTGACGTTAGTAATGATACTAAATATAACCAAAGGTTTGGATTCGGTCAAATATCAAACCCGCCGCCAACTGGTCAATATCCGCAAAACTTCAATAATGGGAGTTTTTATAATGGACAAGGTAGTGGAGTAAGTACGGTATTAACTGACACAGAATTTAGGGAATTATTAAAATTAAGATATAGAACACTTACAACAAATCAATCAATTGGTTCTATTAACATTATAATGAATGAATACGTACGAGCACAAAATATAACTTATAGGGCATTAGTGGTGGAGACCTCACCAATGCTATTAACATATAACTATAATTTTACATTGTTGCCGTATCAACGGACTATTTTCACAAAAAGAAATGTGATACCTGTGCCATTGGGTGTAGGGTTTATCAATCAAGAAAATCAAGTAATATAAAGGATTAAATTATGCCATTAGCAATACCATCGGTAATAGGCGCACCGTTTTGTTCGGCTGGGACACTTGGTACTGATTACGTGCTGCCTAGTGCCATAGCAAGCGGTACAGTAGTAAGTCAGCCAAACGGAGTGCCAATTATTCAGGAACAACCTTTAACCGCAGGTGGGTTGCCTGTGTCGCGGAAAGAATGGAATGGCTCCGTCAGATTTTATAGTAATTTTCTAGTGTGGTTAAATGCTGGAGGGCAATTTACTTTTGATGCTGCCGTCGTGGCTCAAGGTGGTTATTCTGTGGGTATGATATTATTTGATTATGCTACTAATAGACAGGTAATTAGCTTAATTAATAACAATACTAATAACTTTGTATCTACCCCGTCGTTTATAGACAATACAAACTGGGCATATTATCCAAGAGATTTATTTACTCGTAATGTACCTATTTTAGGAAATACACCAAGTAGTAAAATAGAGACTGGGAAATTTGGCGCATACACATTCGGACAAATACAATCGACTAATGGGGTACTTAATAATCAAGCTTTAGTAAACACATTTTATCAAGACCCGGGAAACGGTGTTTTTAAGCCTTACGGGTCTATATCTGCACAAGATAGTAATACTATTTACGGTTCTTTTTCTTCAGTCCCGGCGGGTGTTATTTCTGGGTATTTTGGTTATATTAGTGCAAATATAAGTCAAATATCAGCTACGCAATTTGCAAGGCAAGAGTGTTATTGGGCGAATGCCCTTGGTGGTATGCGTGCTACATTATTTGCTACTAATGATAATTTGGGAATTACAACTTCAGGGATTCAGTGCGATAGTGGTACACGCCCCGTATTAATAAGATATAGCGCGGGGACAGTTTCAAATACTAACTTGGGAAGTCTAACCGTATTAAATGATTTTCCATTTACTGTTGCTGGAAATGGAATACAAAGATTACCAGGTGGATTTATTCTGCAATGGTTTAGTGTTACAATAAACACCCGCACAAATAATACAATAAGTTACCCGATTACTTTCCCAACTCAGGCCTTGCGTGGGGTTGGTAGTATTGATGGTGGTTTAACTTTAAATTTGTCACAAGGTTATGGCGTCAATGTAAGTATAATAAATGCATCACAATGCACCGTGTCTCTTACAACTGCAGCCGCTGCTGGAGCAGCAGTCCCCGTTAGTATTTTTATTGTAGGAAATTAAAAAATGGAACCACAAGAAACAATGCCAATAATTCCAGTACTACCCGAACCACCAGAAGTAGTGCCGGAAATAAAATACTTCTCAGCAGAAACAAAAGGATTTTACTCTAGTAAGATTAATACTGTTATGCCTGATGATGCAATTAAACTCACAGATACGGAATACAACGATTTTTTTAATGGCATGTCATTAGGTAAAACATTATCTATTAATAGTAAAGGTAAGCCAATCGCAATTGATAGAGTAATCACCGCAGAAGAAAAAGCTCAATTACTAAAAGATGCTGCACAGCAATTATTAAAAGATAATGATTACCGCTGGGCTAATAACATAAAGTGGGAAAGAACACCACAAGAGGGAAAAGATATTATAGTTAAATACTATGATTCATTAGTTGCAGCTGTAAATGGCGAAACAAAAGAACTACCAGACCCAATAACATTAACAGGGATTATATAAATGGCAACATATTCAGAAGATATTATATTAGCAGCTACTACCTTAGCAGCAACAACACCTATTGTTGTGAACGCAGAGGATGGGGCATCATTAACCATTGTTAGCTCGGGTTACTCAGGTGTTGAAAATGCAGTGGTGCAAGTATGGGACGCAGCTAGGGCTGTCTGGGTAAACTACGTGGCTACTGGAACTACGCAGACCTTTGATGTTAGTAATAATTGCAAAGATTTTTATTTAACGCGCGGTCGATATCAGATTGTTAAAACTGGTACCGTGACTGCGGTTGGATTTACTTCTTATAGAACTAAGGAGTAAACCATGCCTATAGGAAATAATATTACTGGAAGTGGTGGCGGTGGGTCAGGCTCGCAAACTGCAGCCTCGACTTCAACCACTCAAATTGAAGGCATTTCTGGTAGCAATGTGCAAGCCGCTTTGCAGTCGTTAGCGGATGGCTTTGTAATTTCTAGAGTTGCAACTCAATCAATTTCTCCGGGAGATGCGGTATATCTTACCGCTGCGGGAACTGTATCGTTAGCAAATGTAAGCTCACAAGCCGCCTCTACCGTGTTGGGTATAGCGCTTAACTCGGCATCAGCTTCTACTATTTGCGTCGTCCAAATAGCGGGGAATGTTATATCATTGCCGCTAATTGCCGATATTACAAAGCCTTTTTATTTGGGGGCAACTCCGGGGTCTCTTGTTCAGATCGCACCATCGGTAGTAGGTCAACACATCTGTTATCTTGGTGTGCCAGTATCTACTAGTATTTTAACCCTATCTCCGTTGGGCGATAGATATATCGGCGTAAATTAAAGGGCAACAATCATGGCTTTAACCATAAGAAAACCATACGTATTAAATACCACAAATTTAGGGTCACCCAAGGTTACGGCTAATGCAGCTGTAGACGCTTTAAATATAAACAATTTAAAACCTCAAATATTAACTGTTATTGCTTGCGCTGCAATTAATACTAACTTAGTATCCCCCGGGGTAATAGATGGGATAACATTATCTAACGGTAATTTAGTGTTATTAAAAAATCAAGTTAGCGGAATTCAAAACCTTATTTACAAGTATGATTTAGGAACTGATACGTTAGTTCAGGATGAATGGGCTACGCAGCAAATTAATAACAACAATATAAGTTTGGTTTATGTATTAAGGGGTGCAACCCTAGCTAATCAATTTTTTAAATTAACAAATTTTAACCCATCCATTGGGGTGGACACTCTTATCTTTATAGGGGTTGACACAACTCAAACCGAGGCCAATAGAATTGTACAAACTGGGTTAGCGGATAGTGTAAACGGGCTAATTGCCGGTGACTTTGTGGCGCTTGACGTTACGGGTTACATGGTTAAAGCCGTGGCCACCAGTGCAACGCTTTTTAGGGCGCAAGGGGTAGTTATTGCGTCAGCATTACCGGGGCAAGCCGTTTTATTTGTTACGCGTGGATATTACACCTCCCCAGCTTACAATTTCTTTACATCGGATATTAACCGCAATTTATGGGTAAGTGCCGGCGTGCCCGGGAATTATGCGTTAAATGCACCCACAACAACGGGTCAGTACCAATACTTATTGGCTAGAGTGTTATCGAGCTCGGCTATTTATTTACTAACTGACAGTCAAACTTATACCATAGCATAGGATTTAAAAATGAGCAAGAAATTACCATTAGTTTTTAACACGACATCCACCCTAAGAAGTAACCCTTTGTCACCTTTAACTGCTACCGATATAGTAGACGTTGCGGTGCTTAAGTATTTACCTACAGAAATATATAACGCTGGGGATATTATTGGTTACAATGGTGAGCTATTCAAATGCACAGTGAACGGGACGACGGGAATCACCCCGGTAGTAGGTGCTAATTATAATCAAAACATCATTCCCGGTATGCCAGGCGGTACAGCAAGTACCGTTTCTGGGGGTGTTGCTAATGCACTACTTTACCAAACCTCTCCGGGTGTAACTTCTTTTTTAAGTCCCACCACGGGAGTACTTGTTTTTAACGGGGTTGCCTTAGCTTATCAAACCTTAATAAACGCCACCGCATCGGGTAATCAGTTATTGATCACAGGAGCAACAGGCGGGAATATTGTTTCTACGGATGCATTAGGCCAAACCTTAGACAGTGGCAAATCATTTTCAACTGATACGACCTTTGCCACTCCAAGCAACAACTTAATCCCGACATCATTGGCGGTATCTACATATATAGCGAATCGACCACTATCAAGTTTAAGCAACGTTTTGCTCACGTCTCCGGTAACAGGTGACGCCTTAGTTTTTAACAACGCATTAAGTAAATGGGTAAATGGAGCACCTGATCAAGCATTGAACGTTACTAACGCTGGAACTAATGCACTATTGTATCAAGTGTCACCAAATGTGACTTCTTCTTTAAGTTCTAATGTTGGTGTATTAACATATAACGGTTCAAATCTTGTGTGGAGTCAAACTTTATCTATTACAAAATTGACGGTTACGGGAGCATCCACAACACTGCCGGTTATATTTATTGACGCATCCAGTAATAATGGTGGAGGTCTTAAAATAATGCAAGGTAATGGAACTACAAACCCGGTTGCATATTTTACCACTGCGTTACCCGATGGGGCATGGGCTCCTTTATTGTTATGCGATAACCCGTCTGGAGTAGCTTTTGTCGTAAACGGAAATCGTAACGTAGGGATAAGAACGTTAAACCCTTTGCAAGCATTAGAAATTGGGGGTACTAATACCACCATAAGGATTGCGAATGCATCCTCCGGAACTGGAACAGCTGCAATCATAGATGTTAATGGTGACGTTAGGCCACTAACCTCATCGCTTAGATATAAGGAAAATATAACAAATCTTGTTGTAGATTTTTCACGTCTATCAGAAGTTAGGTTAGTAGAGTATGATTATAAAGCAAGCGGAGAACATGACTTTGGTTTTATAGCTGAGGAATTAGCAGCCGTATACCCTTTTTTAGTCAACTACGACAAGGATGGGGAATGCCACAGCATTAAATATATCCAATTGTCTGCCGTGCTGCTCAAAGCTTGTTCGCACTTGCAAAGCAGGTTAGCCGAGGTGGAAAGTAAGTTGGCGTTATTAACTACTTAACATGGAGGCCTCAAGCGAAATTGATGAAAGGTTGCGACAGCTTAGCGAGCGGATGGTTGTACAGAGTGAGCAAATTGCTAATTTAATAAAAATTGCGGAAAATTCGCACAACAGTTTTATTACTTTATCAAAAGATGTTGCCTCTATTAATATGGATGTAGCCTCTGGAAAAACTGCATTAAATACAATGAAGGGGCTTGGGGTTGTATTCATTGCTTTGTTTGGGTGGTTTACACAGCATTTACTCACTTCTTACGAGGAGGGAGACAGTAAGCAGCAAATTCAAATTGAAAGCTTAAAAGTTGATTTAAACGAACTTAAAAGTCATAGCAGTCAAAATGACGCTACGATGAATGCAACCCAAAAACAAATCAACGATTTAGATAATCGATTGACTATACAGGGAGTTAGACGGTGATACCTAGTAATAATTTTTTCAACCTATTAGAAGAATCAGAAGGTTTTAGCAGTAAGGCATATAAATGCCCTGCTGGAATCCCAACCATAGGATTCGGTTCAACTAAACATGAAAACGGTAATAGTGTAAAAATGACTGATACCCCTATCACAAAAGAGAAAGCTAAAGAGCTTGTTATTCATCACGCTAGCCAAGACATAAAATCATTAGCTCGATACGTAACTAAGCCATTAACCCAAAATCAATTTGATGCAGTTCTTGATTTTGTTTATAATTTAGGAATCGGGTCGTTACTAATCTCTACGTTATTAGTAAAAATAAATCTCAATCCAAATGATGAAACAATAAGAGATGAATTTTTGCGATGGGATAAAGCTAAGGTTGGCGGAGTTAAAAAAAAACTTGCAGGATTAACAAAAAGAAGAAAGGCAGAAGCTGATTTATATGAAAAAGCATAATTACTTTATCAATAGACTACTTGAGGTTAGCACGTGGAGAGGTATATATTTAAGCCTAGGCTCTTTGGTTGCTATATTAATGTCTGAGGTCACTCCTAAGAATTTAATAATAATCTGCGCAATAGGTTCTTTTGTTGTCGGTCAAATTATGGTATGGACTAGGGACGCTGCAGAAACGGAAACGATACTAGACGATATTTTATTAACAGCAGCTAAAGCATTAAAGTTTAAAAAATCCGAGGTTGTTCTTGATGCTGAATAAATACATACTACTTGGAGCGATTTTAACCGCCATAGGGGCGTATTCAATCGGTAGTTATAGAGGAATGCATAACGAAGCCATAAAGAATCAGCTGTTGACTTTAAAATCACAAGTGGCCGGATTAAATAAAAAGATAGAAATAGAAAAGCAAATTCAAGATAAAATCCAAATTCAAGCGAATAAATTAGAGATGGAGTTAAAAGAAAATGAAGGAAAGTATCAAACAGCTAAAGATCAAATTATTAAAGATCGCGAATACATTAATACTCATAACACCATTCGCAATAGTTTCGTGCAGCGCATTTCAACCGCACCAGTGCCCGCATATGCAACCACTTCCTACCAACCTATCACATCCGATAGAATCATCTCCTCAGATAGAATCTTATACTTTATAAAAGATCTACAGCAACATGATGATCAGTGTGTATTTAAATACAATACTTTGTTAAATGTGTATAATGATCAACTAAAAATTATTAACCGTTAAGTATAGAGTGCCAATATTTAAATTGACGTGAATCTACAAACCTTATTGGAGTAGGTTTAAATTCAATATCTGGTTGCTCACATTCTATCTGACTAACTATAACATGACCTACAGATAGTAATTCTTGAACCATGACTTCGCTAATTGTTTTTAGCACGTAATGCGTACATTCTTCTTTTTGGTGAATTGTTGTTATTTTTAGAAACACATTAAATCCTAAAGGCAGTTATGTGGGATTATACCACATAAAAACTCATAGATAATTATTGTTATGATATAATATCGTTAAGAAGAAAGCGCCCCCTGCAAGGGATGCTTAATCGCAGAATTTATTTAATGTGTTTTCTGCGGGTTTTCTTCGGTTTTACTTGAAGTCGGATAGGTAGTATAATAACTAATCCGACTTTTTTCATTAAATTTAAACAAATAAAAAATAGTATGTTATAATACTGCCTTAGATGGCTTGTATATATAGGTGAGAGCATATATACAAGCTTTGCTTATAAATTACCCTGTCCTGCTCTCACAATTGGACGGGGTTTTTTATTGAGGTTATTATGAAATACATACCTGGTTATGAAGGTTTATACGAAATATCTGAAAATGGTGATTTATGGAGCGAATATACTAAAAGATTTTTATCGAAACGTAAAGATAGTTATGGGTATTTGACTGCATGTTTATCAAAAAATAAAATTATTAAAGAATACAAAATTCATCGTTTAGTGGCTTTATCGTTTATTCATAACCCAGAGAATAAGCCTCAAGTAAATCATATAGATGGTAATAAATTAAACAATGATATTTCTAATTTAGAATGGTGTACAGCAAAAGAAAATAGTATCCACGCATATATGATTGGATTATCAAAACAAAATAAATCAGCCACTAATAAGCTTAACAAGCCAGTAAAATGTATAGAAACTGGGGTTATATATTATTCATTAAAAGAGGCATCACGTCAGACTGGGATACATAATGTCAATATAACTATTTGTTGTAATAAAAAAACTAAAAAAGCTGGTGGTTATTCATGGGAATTTGTTAAGGAAAGTGTAAAATGAATGATTTTAATTTACCGCTTAAAGATTTAAAAATAAATATGAAATGTTTAGCCACTAATGAACATGGAATAAAACAGGAAATTAACTTTATATTCCCGTGCATAGTTAAAGAGGAAACTCGTCATTGTTATGTTTGTAAAGCTGATTATGAAGATGTGCAACATAGATTGCCAAGCCTTAAATTACACTGGGAAGGGTGCCCTAATTGTCAAATAAGAGTTAAAAAAATGAATACAAAGTTTTATGTTCAAGATTTTTTAGTTGAGAAGCAAGCGGAAGCTAATAAGATGAGACATGAAACTGAAGAGAAAGAAATTAAAAACAAACAAAAGGGTTATAAATAGTGGTATAGTCATGTCTTAGTGAATTTCTGTATTGTGGGGTCAAGCCATTAAACAGAAGTTTACTTCACTAAATAGCCATTACCTTCAGTTGACTTGACCCTTCTGAAAGTAGTGGCTTTTTTTATAGGTAAATTAAAATGAGTGATAACAAAAAGTACTATTATTTAAAACTAAAAGAGAACTTCTTTGATAGAGAAGAAATAAAAGTTATTAAAGGTATGGACAAAGGAGATACATACATATGTATAATGCTAGAGTTATATCTTCGGTCATTGAAACGAAATGGAACTTTAATGATGACAGATAGAATACCTTATTCGCTATCAACTCTATCTAGCGTATTAAGTAGATCGCAAGATGAGGTTAAATTTGCTATAGATTTATTTAAAAGTTTTGGTTTAATAGATATTTTTTCAAATGGTGAAATATTCATGAGTGAAATACAAAATTTTATTGGACTATCTTCTACTGAAGCCGATAGAAAACGAATAACATATAGTTCAATTAAGACAAGGGGTTTAGATGGGCTCGGAGAAATCTCCGAGAAATCTCCACCAGAGATAGAGATAAAGATAGAGAAAGATATAAATCTAGAGATAAAGATAGAGAAAGATATAAAACAAAAAGAAATTGAAGAAATTTATTCTTATTGGAATGAAGTTACAAACCAAGGGTTAAAAGGAAATGAAGCTATAATTAAAAATTTAAAAACCATTTTAAA